GCTGTAACCGGAAAAGCATGAAAGCATGATCGACCCACTCGATGATCCATCATTTGTGCCATGTCGCGACGATCATTGCTCGATCGCTGGGCTGCATGCGGCCCACGAAAAGCTCGTCCGCCAGCGATTCCGCCGCTGTCCGATGTGCGGCGGCAAGATGATGCGCGACGCGCCCCGCAAACGCGCCTACTGCTCGGGTTGCCAATGGCGGCGCCCGCAAACCACTAGCGAAGGAAACGCCCGTGCGCGAGATCAACCTTGACGAGTCTGCTAACGCTATCCCGCATCACACGTTCTTGACGTACGGCGAGAGTCGTGCCGGCAAGACGCGATGGTCCGCGACGTTTCCTCGGCCCCTGTTCCTATCTGATGTCACCGAGGGTGGCTGGGAGACGATCCGGTACATGGACGATGACGATTTCTTCGAGCCAGGGCGCCGGCCCATGGTGTGGGGCATCGAGAAGATGACTGATATGTCCGAGGCGCTCGCCAAGGCTGATCCGTTGATCGCTTCGGGCGAGGTCCATACGCTCGTCATCGATTCGCTGTCGTTCTACGTCGATCTGTTCTTGAACTACCTGATCGGCGCTCAGGTCAAGCGCGACATGCGCGGGGCCTACGGTGATCTCGGGATCCATCTGCGTGACCTTCGCGTGAAGGTCCATAGTCGGCCTGTCAACGTCGTATGGCTGTGTCTAGCCAAGCATCCCGACGAGAGCGATCCGACAGGTGGCCCGATGATCCCCGGCCAACAAGCCGCGAAGTTCGCCGCCGGCTGTCACTTCATCTTCCACGCACGTAGCTACCAAGAGAAGCGGGGGCAAGAGCTTCTGCCGCCCGTGTTCGAGATGCGTACGCGCAGGTTCGGCGGCTACCTCGCCGGCAATCGGCTCGGTGGTATGGCAAATCAGCTCCCCGATCCGCTCATCGGCGGCTACAGCGACCTCGTGACCTATTTGGGCTACGACGCCGACGAGTTGCGAAAGACGCTCGCGATCAAGAAAGTGCTTCCTGTCGGCACCGTGATTCAGGATCGCGCTGTCAAGCCCGCGCCCGCGCCCGCGCCCGCGCCCGCGCCCGCGCCCGCATCGCGCCCGCCCGTCGCGCAGCCTCGTCGTCCCGTTGCGATACCTGTTGTGAAGTCATGAAAACCGGGGCGTTGTAGGGCCGCGGGATCACATGCCCAGCGGGCCGCCTCGGCAAGCGCGGTAGCCCCCAAAGGCCCGCTGTCGTACCCCCGGCGTAGAAGAAAACTTCTTCGAGACAAAACAAACAAGGAAAAGGAACCAAAATGTATACCCCATTCGAGATCGACGAGAACCTGACCGACGTACAAGACTTCGCTGGCGATGGCGGGGGAGCACCTGCCTTGCCGCCCGGCGAGTACGTGTTCGATGTCGTGCACCTCGTGCAGAACACCGCCCGGTCAAGCGGCCAGTCGAAGGTGGAGGTCACCTTCGAGTGCGTCGAGCCCGCCGAGCATGTGGGCGTTCGTCTCAATAACAACTACTCGCTCCAGCCGCAGGCGATCGGCCGGCTCAAGCGCTTGATGCTCGCGTGCGGTGCCCGCGTGGACAAGATCCGCTCGGACGAGATCATCGGTGGCCGCATTCGCGCCAGCGTCGTGCACAACACGGGCCAGCCGCAGAGCAACCCGGATGGCACGCCGAAGCTCGGCGCCGATGGCCAGCCGATCCCGCCGCGTGTGTTCGCGAACATCGCGAACGAGCGTCCGATGGAGGCCGCGCAGCCGCAGCAGCAGCAGCAGCAGGTCGCGCCGCCGCCGGTCACGCGTGGCAAGGCTGGCAACGCACAGCCGACGCGGCGCGCGTAGTTAGGTAAGATTCAAAAAGGCAAGCGAGGGATGGTTACGACCGTTCCCTCGCTTTTCTATTTTTGAGAACGATCTCGATCGCGCAAAATTATTTCGGAAAAAACTTGCGTGATTCGATCGCGATGATCTAGGTAAGTTGTCACGCGCGCCGCGTCGAGCTAAGCGCGCTGCGAGAACAACATTCTAAAAAAATGCCGTGCAGGCCGCGGCATACGGGGGCTTAGGATGCAGGCATCGATCTGCCGCGACGACAACTGTGATCGTTTGGGGCTGCACGCTGCACACGACGATTTCAGCGACAAGATTAAGCGCGACGCGAAGGAGCGCATGGGTCGTTTGCGCTGGCGGCCGTTGCCGGATGGCGTAGAACCACCGCGAGGATCTCGCGTTCGCATCAAAGATGGCGTGCGCAAGTACCAAAAACCTCCGGCCGCGCCGTGGGAGCGCATCGCGTCTAGCGCGCTCGATCATTCGATCGCCAAGGCCGCCAGCAAGACCTACCCCAAGCCGCTCGCCATGATCATCGAGGAAGTACACAGCGACTACGGCGGATGCGAGACGCGCACGATCCAGCGGCACCTATCCAAGCTCGTCGAGCGTGGGCATCTGCTTCGGATCGATCTTGGGCGCAGGCTCTACGCCTACTTACGGCCCGGTTCGTCGCTCGCTGGCGATATCGGGCTCATGCGTGAGCAAATCGAATCGATGTACGACCAGACGGCCTACGTCTAGTGGTCGCGGTCGTCAAGTCGCCGCTTCTTCGCGGCACCATCGAGGGTGCGAACTGCGCCGAGTGCCCGTTCGTCGAGAAAACCACGGGCCGTGCCCTGCGCCCGGTGTTCTCGGAATATCCCGAGAATCCCGCGTGGATCGTCGTTGGCGAGGGCCCTGGCATGACCGAGGTTCAAAATGGCCGCCCGATGGTCGGACCTACCGGCCAGCTCGTGAACAAGATCCTCGCTAAGATCGGTCGACCTCGGGAGGAAATCTTCGTAGGCAACGCAACAGCGTGTATCCCGCCACGAGGATCACCGCCCGAGCAGCGAGATCAGGCGGCACGATGTTGCGCGCCCCGCCTTCGTCGCGAGCTTGCACAGTGGCCAGGTATCCCCGTGCTCACGCTTGGTTCGGTTGCCGCGCACGCGCTAATCCCGCAAGAGGCGCTCGACGCCATCGATCCACCGGACGTCCCCAAGACAAAGAAACGCGACCAAAAAGCACGTCAGCGCGCCGAGGCTAGGGCGCTCGCGAAGGCGGGGCGCGATCGCGCCAGAGCGATCGAAAAGATCGCCAAGCGTCGATTCAAAGAAAAAGTGAAGTATCGGCGCGAGCAAGTCATCTCCGAGATGATGCGGCCCACCGCTCAAAAGCTCTATCAGCGACGAAAGCGGCCGACGAAGGATCTGATCGATCGCACGATCGCGCGCGATCTGGCGGCCCTACAGAAGAAAGCCGACATCGAGGCGATCCGTGAATGGTCGGCAAGCGAGCGCACGCGCGAGCTAGCTATCGTCGTTCAGACCGCCCATCCCCCAAAGCCTAAGAAGCCTAAGCCTAAGAAGATCAAGATCACCGACATCGCGGGCTCGTGCTTCGTGATCGATGTCGACGGCACCGGATCCCGCCCGCTCATACCAGCGATCCACCCCGCGGCGTTACTACACGGTGGTGGCGCGACGATTGGCGGCACGCATACGCCCGATCTGGCGTTCGTGAACCTCGTCTACGACGCCGGCAAGGTCAACGCGATCGCGCAGGGCAAAGACATTTGGCTCCGGTTAAACGTCGATACCGAGACCAAAGACGCGACACGGGCGGCGCAGATGCTCGTCGATATCGTGTGGGAGGCGATCGCGGAGGGCGAGATTAGCATCGATCTGGAAACCTACGTCGATGATCCCGAGCGGCACCACGCGCTCATGGCCTACGTGGCGAAGATTCGGGCGATTGGCCTGGCAACATCCGAGCGGACGATCTCGATCATGTGGGATCTCGTGCCGCCCTGGGCTCGCAGCATATTTCAGATGATGCTCGCGCATCCATGCGTCACCAAGACGTTTCACAACGGTCTTTATGACCGCACGGTCCTGGCCAACGAGCACAATGCCTTTTCGTTCGCCGGTCCTTATGAAGATACCCTTTTGGCGCACCATGCGGCGTTCCCCGGCTGCGCGCATCGGCTACAGGTAGTCACGTGCCAGCTATTCGCGACGCCGGCTTGGAAATCGGAATTTCGCAACGCCGAGGAAACGCCCGAGGGCCTCACCACGTACAACGCCAAAGATACGGGTGCTACGCATGCGCTACGGCCACAGCTCACGATCATGGTCAAGAAAACCATGACCGAGGGGGTCTACGCGCTCGACAAAAAGATGGCCGAGATCGCGAGCAAGATGCACCTCGCCGGCATGCCGGTGTCACGCGAGGTCAACTCCGAGCTGCTTAGGACGTTCACCAAAAACGTCATCGATAGCCGCCGTGCCGTCGAGGCCATGGCCGAAGATCCAAAGAATCGCGAGCTGATCCATCACCACCTCGCGCGCCAGCAGGCGCAGAAAAAACGTAAGGCAGATCCCGATTCATTCGAGCGCCCCGACGGCACGATCGCGACAGACTTCGATGCACGCTATTGGTGTCGTCGGCGCGAGATCGAGTTAGATCCTAAATGGAAGTGGAAGATCGGCGGCGGCAAGCACATCGCCGCGCTCCTTCAAGCCCTCGGTGTTCAGCTCCATCAAGTGACCGACACCGGGCAGATTTCGACGAAGAAAGACATCTTGGAGTCGCTCGCGCACGTGCCGGTCGTGCGTGACATCTTAACGTTTCGCGAAAACGATAAGCTCCTATCGACCTTCATCTGGTCGATCTTCGATCGATTCAACGATGCAGGCGATCAGCTCGTGCATGGCTTCGCCGACGATCGTGATCGCATCCATCCGATATGGTCGATCCATGCGATCACGGGCCGCTGGCGCGCGGGCGAGCCCAACTGTCAGAACGTCCCCAAGGACAAGTTCAAGCGCATGCCTGACGGCACGAAGAAAATCCTTCGGCCTAACTTGCGCACGCAGATCGTCGCACCGCCCGGCCGCATCTTCATAGGTTTTGACTTCGGCCAGCTTGAGGCTAGGGTGATCGCGCTTATCTCTGGCGATCCGTTCTTGTGCCAGGTGTTCGCCGAAGGCAAAGACATTCACAAGGAATGCGCGCGGGTCGTCTTTCGCGACTTCGATAAGCTCCATCCTGACGATCAAAAGAAGGCCCGCGATGAGACCAAGAATTTCGAGTACGGCGCGTTTTACGGCGGATCCGTCGAGACGCTATGGAAAACGCTCTTAAAGCAGGGCAATCCCGTCAAGCTGGTCGACGTCGCCAAGGCCGTCTCCTTGCTCATGCAGCGCATGGCCGGCGTCGTCGCCTGGCAACGTGATTGTGTGCTCCGCGCGAGCGAGCCGCCTTTCGAGATCCGCGAATTTCTGCTCGGGCGCAGGCGTACGTTTCCGCTCGGTCAGGTCGAACCGACCGAGGCGATGAATTTCGGGGTCCAATCAGCCGGGGCCTCGATCATGAACACCGGCATGGCGCGCATGGATGCCCGTCTATCGAAATACCGTCAAGCATTAGCTATAGCGCAGATTCACGATGCTGCGGTGTTCGAGGCGTGGGAAGATGACGCCGATAAGATCGCCGCCGACGTTCGCGAGTGCTTTACGCAAGAGTACGAGCGCGGTGGTCGGCTGATTCCGTTTCCCGTGGAGGTTAAAGTCGGAAGGAGCTGGGCCGACGTCTGAACCGTAAATGATGATGCCGGCGACTAGCTCTGATAGAGTCGCTTCATGCTCATGTTCTCTGGTTTGGGCCAAGCCCCCGCGTTTTACACGTCAGCGCAGGCCGCGCAGAACGCGCAGACTGGCGCCGCCAATACTGATGCCACAGGATCGACAGGCTACTCCTGCACGCCACAGGCGACGTGCCAGGGCTTCGGGGACACGGCGACCCTGTTCGCCAATCTCCAGACGCTCATCAACCAAGCGCTCGCGCTCGCACCTTCCGGTCAAACCCCGCCCGCACAGGTCGTGGTCAACGGGACGATCGACTACACCGATGCTAGCGCGATCCAGTGGCTACACGAGAACACGACGCCGCCGCTATTCCCCGAGCTGGATAGCGGGGCTTCCGGTGACTACGAGTGGGTGGCCGACAACGCGGCGGATCTCGTGCAAGAGCTACAAGCCTTTGTCGGCCAGGCCGCGCTTGCAACCAATACCTCGCAGGCCACCGCGTCGATTCCGGTTTGCCCGGCAGGATCGACGTGGGACCCGACCTCGCAAGAATGTCTCGCGAGCGCCGCGCCGATCTGCCCTGTCGGATCGACTTGGGATCCGACTTCGGGCGCATGTGCCGCGGCTAGCGCACCGAGCGCACCCGCGGCGACGTGGACGGGCCGGCTACGTATGAGCCCGGCGCTTCTGCTCGGTGGCATCGCTGCCATCGCGATCGTCGCGGTCGCGGCGATCGCACTCACGGGCCGGCATCGCGCGGCGGCCTAGTGTCGCGCCCCTCTGGTAGAACCTCGGGGTGAGCACAAACAGCCACGGCAAAGATGC